CACGAAACCCGGATCACGGTGCTGGAAGTGAAGCACTCGCTGTCCACCAAAGAGGTCGAAGAAATCAAAGACAACGGGGCGGAAACCTTGCGCGTTCTGGCGGAGCATACCCGGCAGGAAGATAAGGACCGGCAACGGCTGTTAGCCGCCGTGGTGACTACGCTACTGGCCGTGATCGGCGGTGTGGGTATGATCCTCGGTCAGCGGCTGCTGGGCGGGTAGGGATGACTCCCAAACAGCAAGCCTTTGTCGAGCACTATGCCGCGTGTGGCAATGCGACCGAGGCTGCGCGGTTGGCGGGGTATCGAAAACCGAATCCACAAGGAGCGGAAAACCTAGCAAAACCTAGTATTCAAGCTGCGCTGTCTGCCATTACCGCGAAAGTCACCAGCGAGCGGATTGCTACCGCACAAGAGCGTCAAGAGTTTTGGACGGCAGTGATGCGTGGCGAATTTGGCGACGAAGCCGAAATGAAAGACCGGCTCAAAGCCAGCGAGCATTTAGGCAAAGCGCAACAGGACTTCATTGACCGCAAGGAATTGACGGGCAAGGATGGTGCGCCGCTGACTGCGCCCGATGTAAAGCTGGTGTTCGTCAATGCCCTGCCCGTTGTCGATTGAACTGTCTCAGCCCTTCCATGTGGCCCTGAAACCGGCCCGCTATAAAATCTGGTATGGCGGAAGGGGTGGAGCCAAGAGTTGGAACGTAGCCCGACTACTGCTGCTGAAAGCCTATCGAGAGAAAGTCCGTGTGCTTTGCGCCCGCGAGTTTCAAAACAGCATCGGCGATTCCGTCTATCGCCTGTTGCGCGACCAGATTGAGTTAATGGGCCTGACCGATCATTTCACCGCCACCGAGAGCAGTATCAAAAGCCGCTCCGGTTCGGAGTTCCTGTTCAAAGGACTCCAGCGCAACATCAACGAAATTAAATCCCTTGAAGGCGTGGATATTTGCTGGGTCGAAGAGGCGCAACGAGTCAGCGCCGACAACTGGGATATTCTGATTCCCACCATTCGCAAAGACGGTTCCGAGATTTGGATCACCTTCAATCCCAACGAAGCCAGCGACCCGACCTATCAGCGCTTCGTGGTGAATCCACCCCCCGGGGCCGTAGTGGTCAAGGTCGATTACCGGCACAACCCGTGGTTTCCCAGACCACTGCAAGCCGAGCGGCTGCATTGCCAGGCCACCGACCCGGACGCCTACCGGCATATCTGGGAAGGCGAAACGCGAGTGCGGAGCGCCGCTGAAGTGTTCCAGGGCAAATGGACGGTCAGCCGCTTTGAAGCCCCCGCGAATGCGCGGTTTTACTACGGGGCGGACTGGGGCTTTTCGCAAGACCCGACTGTGCTGGTGCGCTGCTATGTCGAGCAAGGGACGCTGTACATCGACCATGAAGCCTGGGGCGTCGGCGTGGAGATTGATGAAACGCCGACGCTGTTTCGCACCGTGCCGGAGTCTGAGCGCTGGCCGATTAAAGCCGACAGTGCCCGCCCAGAAACGATTAGCGCGATGCGTCGGGCCGGGTTCAACATTCACGCGGCGCGGAAATGGCCGGGCTGTGTGGAGGATGGGATTGCGGTACTGCGCGGCTTTAAGCAGATCGTGATTCACGAACGCTGCAAACACGCGGTGGATGAAATGAAGCTGTATCGCTACAAGGTGGACCGGGTGACCAATGACGTGTTGCCGCTGCTGGCCCCCGGCCATGACCATGTGATCGACTCAATTCGCTATGCCCTTGACGGCGTGATTAAGCGCGGCGGTGACGGGGCGATGACCATGCAGGTGTCGTCGCTATGACCCCTGACCAATACCGCCTGTTGCTGGAAAACTCCGACGCCCAGGTGCGTGGTCAAGCCGAGGCGGCGTTCCAAGCGTTGCTGGCGCGGATTCGCAGGGGTGACGCGCCGCAACCGGCGATAGCGGCGGTCATGGCGCAGTTCAATGCCGGAGTCACCAGCGATTTAGCTCAGGTGTTTTCGGCGTTGCTGGCGACGTCCATCGGCGTGGCCGAGATGCGCGACTGGCCCGTGGGCGGGGTGAAGTTGAGCGACGTGCTGTACACGAATGCCAAGGCGGTATCAGCCACCACCAGGACGATCATCGAACAGCACCTGAAAGGCCCGCACGCGGCCCGCGAATTAGCCAAGGCGCTGTACGAGGGCTATGACTTCAAGACCGATCCGCTCGACGTGGCCGGCAAGCTGGAAACCCTGCCTAACTACCTCAAGGTCGAGTTCAACAAGGCGATGGCAGCGAAACTCAAGACCCCGGCGTTGCGGGCGGCGTACCTGCAGGCGATTGCCGAACAAGAGAAGGGGAAAGGCACCGAGGCGCTGCAACGAGTGCTGAAAACCGCCTTCTATGAGCGCAACCGCTATTACGCCAACCGGATTGCCCGAACGGAATTGCACCGCGCCTATACCGACCGGCAGAGTCGGGAGTTGATGAGTCAAGACCGGATTCAGTATGTGCAGCTCCGGCTGTCGAGCAAGCATCCCAAAACCGACATCTGCGATTATTTTGCAAGAGCGGATCGATATGGATTGGGGCCGGGGGTCTACCCCAAAGCCGACGCGCCGAAGCCGCCTTTTCATCCGCATTGTTTTTGCTTGCTATCTCCGATGATTGCGCTGTCGCCCAAACTCAAGCCGCGCTTCAATCCCGATGCCGAGCGGGCATTTCTGGCGTCGTTGCCGGGCAACGAGGCGCGGCAAGTGGCGGGCAGTATCGACAAGCGGGATCGGATTCTGGCCGGCAAGGCGACCATTGAGGAGGTCTACAACGAGGGTAAGGATGAGTTGTATCAGTGGAAGAGGGTTGGGGATGAGCGGACCCGCGTGGACTTTGAGGAAGCCGCCTAACCCACCACCTCAAACCGTGCCGCGATGAGCTTGTAATGCGGCAGCCGGTCTTCATCCATCACCGTATCCCGATAGGCGATTTGCAGGCTACCGCCCGCCGTGCGGTTGGTCGCAATCGCCGTCACCAGCAACGCTTCCCGAATCGCCGCGTCGAGCCGGAACAGCTCGGCATAGACCGCCGCCAGCCCGTCTTTCGCCTCCAGCAGTTGCGCCCCGCAGTAGACCGTCATCGTCATCATGCGTAAGCCAGCGCCGGGGATTCTGGGCGTCAGGCTGTTAGGCACCAGGCGAATGATCGGGTAATCGTCGGGGGTCAGGTTCGCCTCCAGGCCGACCTTGCAGGTTTTGACGCCAGTGATTGCCGCCAGCGGAATCAACAGGGTATTCAGCACCGTCATCGGGTCGTGCATGTCAGCCCCGCAAAATCGACGTGGACAGCGGCATAGCGGCCATTTCCGCCGCGACGTTGATCGCCGCCATAGCCAGTCGCAAGGTCGCATCAAACTCTTTCTGGTACTGCTTGAGCTTGACGCTGAACACATCCTCGCCGGTGGCATTCGATTCCAGGCAGGTCAGCACATAGCCGCGCAACACGCCCAGCTTATCGCGCCAGACGGTCGGGAAGGTGGCCATCTGGTCCACGTCAACCAGGGCGCGGGCTTCCCGCTCCTCGGTCAACAGCGGGGTCAGGTAGCTATCGTGGTAGGTCAGGATGAGGGCCATTTAGTATTTTCCTAATGTTTGATAAAGGTAATAAGTTCGGCTCACATAAGAATCAAGCGCATCATCAATCCAATTTATATCAAATTTCCAACCGTTAGGCGGTCTTGACGCTAAATCAAAAGCATATAGGTTGCATTCAATAGCGGCACCGAATCTCTGTATATCAGGGAATGTTCTAATTTCATTATGAGCTAACCCGACTTCATAAGACAGAGATTCTTTTATCCTTCTCCCTTCATTGTTATAGCTTTCACAGTGTTCGCGCATATCTTTAATCGTCATCTTGTCTTGGGCTATTTTCCATTTTTCATAGAATTGCATGAAGTAAGGATCGTTTTTTAATTCATCAATAAATGGTTTTGGGTATTCGCCGCTTGTACTCATGCTCAGGACTCCAGGTTCACGCGGCGCACGATGGCATCGAACTGCTTTACCGCCTCGTCTGCCGCTTCAACTAAATATGGGTGCCCTTTGAATCCGGGATGCTTCACGAAGCGGGCGAACACGAAGTGTGTCCCGCCGCCTTGCCCCGCCGGAAAGCGCAGCATCTTCTTGTCTTTGGGCTTGATGATGTGCGGGCGCGTCCCCCAGTGAATGAACAGCGCGTGCGGAGCCGCTTGCAAATCGTGGTCAATCACCCAGGCGGATTCACCCTCTGGTCGCAGCCGCAATGATCGGGCCATTGCGCCGGTCTGGGTATGAGTATCAGCTTGGCGCTGGGCGGTGTCATACGCGACTTGCGCCATGCCGTTCAGCACCTGTTGCTGCGTTTCCGGTACCAGCTTGGCGAAGGTAGCCCGGACTTGCTCCAAGCCTTCGATGGACAGATTCAGATCGATCATGGTAGCTCCTAAGCGGCCAGCAGCAGCACCAGGGCCAGTTCATCAATATCGTAACCGGTGCCTTTGGTGTAGCCGTGGTTATGGGCATTGACCGTGGCGACCCCCGGCAAGGTCAGATGACCTTTCCCTTGCAGATAGCCGTGGTTGCGCGGCCCGACGGTGGCTTTGCCCGGCAAGGTGCGATGCCCCTGACTGGCAGCATACCCGTGATTCATCGCCTTGACCGTGGCCTTGCCGGTCAACGTCAACGCGCCCTGCCCTGCCGGTTGTGGCGGTTCACCGGCCACCGTGGCCTGGCCGACGAGGGTTAAATGGCCGGTTCCCGCCACCTCGCCTGCTTGTCCCTGCACCGCGCACCGCCCACGCAGCACCTTGACCGGATCGCCGACCCAGACCGCCGGATACCCCGGCTGCACCGCCGCAATGATCCGGCCCGTTCCCGATACCTGCCCCGGCTGCCCGGAGACGGTACAAGTTCCACGAAGGGTAACCGTTCCGGTTCCGGTGACGGTTCCGGCTTCCCCGCTGACCGTGCCCGTGCCTGCCGCAATAACCCGCCCACTGCCGACCACTACCCCCGGCATTCCGCCGCTGACCGCAAGGTCACCGGCAATGCCGATTTCCCGCAGCACCAGATCGTCGCCCGACTCCGTGAGCAGGTTTAGCCCGGACTCCGTGAGCAGGTGGTCGTAAAGAATGCGCGACATTTAGGCAGGCCAGCCGGTAGTCAGGTCATACGCCGCCACGGCTTCACTCGTTTCCAGTGCCGCAATGGCCTCGGCATGGATTCGCTCGGTGCTGAAACAGGCTTGCACATGAGTCGCTACGGCCCCGGCTATGGCGGCAATGGTCGCGGCGTCAATCTGAATCCAACCAGATTCCGCTTTCCAGTCGATCAGCACGGCGGAATTGAGTTGAGAGAATGACCAAGCGCCG